CTCTTTACACTGTTTCATTGCTAGTGAACAACACAACAGATATCAACGGCGCAGTCGGTGACATTGGCACACAGTCAATCACATTCACTGCTAACTCAACTGTTGCAGTAGCCACTACAGGCACATTCTAAACAACTAAACAAAGGGGCAAACCATGGCAAAGTTAAAGATAGTTCGACTAGATGGAAGCGTATTAGAAGGCGAGATAACTCCAGCAGTGGAGTATTCGTTTGAGCAGTACGCTAAAAAGGGCTTCCATAAGGCGTTCCGCGATGAAGAAAAGCAGAGCGATGTCTATTGGCTGGCATGGGAAGTAACACGCAGGTCAGGTGAAACTGTTAAGCCTTTCGGGATGGACTTCATCGAGACACTTAAAAGTGTTGAGGTGCTTGACTCCGACCCTTTAGCTTAAAGCGCGATCTTCCGTTCACCTATCTAATCGCTAGGCTAAGCATTAGATTGGGAATCGCGCCACAGCAACTGTTAGAACTAGATAAGACCATGCTAGATGCACTCCTGCAAGGTCTCAGAGATGAAGCGAAGGAGGTAGACGATGCCAGCAAGCGTAAAGGGCGGCGTTGAACTCCGCAAAGCCTTACGTAAGTTTGCTCCTGATCTGGGTAAAGAAACTCAGAAGGAAATTGCTGGAGCCTTAAAGCCAATCACCAAGACTGCTAAAGGTTATCTTCCAGATGACGGATCAGTCCTAAGCGGATGGCTGCCTAGAGATAACTCTCAGGCTAGGTTTCCTGCTTACTCTGCTCGTCAGGTCAAGGCTGGAATCGGTTATAAAACTTCACCATCAAAGCCAAACCGTAGAGGCTTTAGATCCCTTGCTCGTGTCTTTAACAAGACCGCAGCTGGAGCAATCTATGAAACTATGGGTCGCAAAACTCCTAGCAGTCGCTTTGTGCAGAATCAGAATGGCAAGTTTGGCGCAGCGATGAAGGGCGATGGCAAGATGGAAGGTCGCGCCTTGTATCGTGCCTATGAAGAAAACCAAGGCAAGGCAAGAGAGTCAGTCCTTAATGCTATTAAAACAGCAGCCGATAAACTTAACGCAACAGCCAAGGCGAGAGGTTAATCATGGCAAATATAATTATTGACATTGCAGCAGAGTTCACTGGCAATAAAGCCTTTAAGAGTGCTGAGACTTCTACAGATAAATTAACCAAGAACATTAAGAACATGGCTAAGACTCTTGGCGTTGCTTTCAGCGCTACAGCAGTCTTAAACTTTGCTAAAGCCTCAGTCAAAGCAGCGGCAGAAGATGAGAAAGCGCAGAAGCAACTAGCACTAGCTCTAAAGAATGTTGGGCTTGGTCGAGATGTTGCTATTTCAGAAGCCTTTATCCAGAAGTTACAAAGCGAGTTCGGTGTAGTGGATGACAAGCTGCGCCCTGCTTATCAGGCACTAGCCGTAGCAACAGGAGACACAGCGCAAAGCCAGAAGTTATTGCAGATCGCTTTAGATATCTCTGCATCAACTGGCAAAGACTTAGCATCTGTAACAGGTGCAATTTCAAAGGCATACCTAGGCAATAACACTGCCCTTGGTAAATTAGGCGTAGGTATCTCCAAAGCTGATCTAAAGGCTAAGTCCTTTGATGAGGTAATGAATCAACTTTCCACTACCTTTGCTGGGGCTGCTACTGCTTCTGCTAATACTTTCCAAGGCTCGATGGACAAGTTATCTGTGGCATCTGCCAACGTTCAAGAGATTATTGGTACAGGCATTATAGATGCGCTCAAGGGTCTCAGCGAAGATACTACAGTCGATGATCTTGCTAAGGGCATGGAGGACTTTGCTCTATTTACTGCCGATGCAATTAGAGGCGTAGGCGTATTACTAGAAGCATTAAAAAGCATTCCAGCAGCAGTTAATTTGCCCGGACTCAAGTTTGCTATGCAAGCAACTGGCTTAGGTATCTTAAGTAAGATCGGTGCTGCTGAAAGAAAGAAGCAAGAAGCGGCAGCTGCTCGCGCTATGAATGGTCTTGCTCACCTAGCCGAGTTAGAGTCTAGATATACTGCTGCAACTCTTAAGTCAAGTAAAAAACTTACAACAGAAGAATTAAAGCAACTCAAAGCTAAGCAGTTAAAAGCAGCCATTGACAAAGCTAACTTAGCCCTTGGCAAGGGATCTAATGTCTTTGACATTGAGAAGATCCAATTAGCAGCAGCAGAAAAGAGTGCAGCCGAGCAACTGGGCAGAGTAACTAGCCAAGCACAACTGCTACAGGTTACTAACGACCTTGCTCGCCTTGAGGTCAAGCAATCTATTCTGGAACTAGAAGAAGCAATCAAGTCTAATGATGTCGCAGCAATCTCTAACGCTACGGCTAAACTCAATGCAGACTTAAAGATCCTTGGGGTACTTACTAATCAGGATCTTAAACTAAGAGACATCAAGTCCATCCTTGACTCAATGCTTCCAAAGGATCTAATCAACCTAGCCAACCTTGATGCTGCTATCGCTAAATTAAAGATGATCGGTGGCGGCACAGCCACTAGCACCTCAGTAGTAACAAGTCCAACTACTGGCACTACTTCACTTCTTGATGCACTAGCTGCTGGCAGTTTTGTGCCTGTAGTCGGTGGAGGCTATTCCTCTACAGCAGGCAATTATGCTTCTAGCGGCTTTCCGGGTGCTCAAAACAATGGCGGCGGTAACACAATTATTGTAAACACTGGCATTGGCGATCCAAACGCTATCGCTGAGGCTATTGACCAAGTGCTTACAGATGCAGCCCAGCGCGGCACACTGAGAGCAGTCTAAGCATGACATGGCTTCCACAGTGGCGAGTCACAGTAGGTGATGATGTCTATACGACTGTTACCTCTGTTTCCTATGCCACTGGTCGCTTAGATATAGATCGCCAAGCCACAGCAGGTTACTGTCAGGTTCAGATAGTTAATGCGGATAACTCACCCTTCACCATAAACATCACTGAGCCAATTACTTTAGAGTTAAAGAACTCAGCAGGTGTTTACGGCAAAGTATTTAGCGGCACAGTCTCAGACTTCAACATCGGGGTCAGAAGCCCAGAGGAAACAGGTTTCATCACTACTGGCACCATCTTAGGTATTGGGCCACTGTCTAAACTAGCCAAGGCTGTTTATAACACAGCTCTTGCTTCAGCACTAGATGGCGAGCAGATCGCACTCATTCTTGAAGCAGCCCTTAGTGGCACATGGGATGAGGTTTATCCAACTCTGACATGGGCTACTTATCCAGCAACAGTGACATGGCAATTTGCTGAGACTTCTTTGGGTCAAGTGGATCAGGGCGAGTTCCAGATGATCCAGATCAATCAATCTGCCTCAGCTAAGAGCCAGACCCTTGTAGATCAGATAGCCAATAGCGCACTTGGCATCATCTCTGAGTCTGAGAGTGGCTTGGTTTATTATGACGATGCAGATCATCGTGAGAATTATCTACTTAATTATGGCTACACAGACCTAGATGCATCCTATGCAACTCCTAGCAGTATCCAGTCTCAAACCCAGACTGCTCGCCTACGCAACAGCTTGATCTATAAATACTCTACAGGTTATGCATCGCTTCTAACCTTGACAGATAACGAGAAAATAGCAATCTATGGGCTATTTGAGAAATCTACAGAATCTAACATCCTTAACATAGGCGATATGCAGCAGATTGCTGAAAGAGAATTATTCCTACGCAATACCCCTAGAGGCTCATTAGGTGCGATCCGCTTCCGCTTAGATAATCCAGACCTACCTAGTGCAATGCTTGATGATCTTCTCACTATGTTTTGTGGCAGACCAGTATCTATTGACAACCTGCCCAATAACCTACTCGGTGGAACCTTTGAGGGCTTTGTGGAAAACATAGCTGTTAATGCTACCCCTACCTATGTCGATATGACCCTGTATGTCTCAGCGACAGACTTCTCAATACCGCCTATCTAAGAAACCTCAATGATACAATTACTCAATCATCCCGACTGGAGAACTAACTGATGGCAACTACTACACCGAATTTCGGCTGGAGCGTTCCAACATCTACCGACTTAGTTAAGAATGGCGCGACAGCCATCGAGACACTAGGCGATTCTATTGATGCATCGCTAGTCGATCTTAAAGGTGGCACTACTGGTCAAGTCCTTGCTAAGGCAACTAATACAGACATGGACTTTACTTGGGCAACACCTAGCACGGGAAAAATTGTCCAAGTTGTTTCGGTCAGTTACAGCACATCAACAACAAACACGAGCACAACCTATGCTGATACCGGACTTACAGCGACAATTACTCCAACCTCAGCTAGTAACAAAATTTTGGTTATGGTGGCTCAAAATGGTTTAGAGCGTAGTAATACCAGCAATAATCAGTGCATGGGTATTCGTCTAGTCAGAACAAGCACGACTATTGCTCAAATTGCTTCAAATCAAGATTTTACTGGCACAGCACAAAATCATTATTTTGGTGGCGCAAGCATTAACTATGTTGATAGTCCTGCAACAACATCTGCTACAACTTACAAAACACAATTTAATCAAAACGCAGGTAGCGGCACAGTCACCGTTCAAATCGACAGTAGCGTTTCAACAATGATTCTGATGGAGGTTGCACCATGACACACAAAGAA